GTCCTCTTTCTTTTCAAGAGTTTTTAGCCTAAGATCATGCTCTCTTAGCTTTATTTTCATATCGGTATAAATCCGAATAGCACCGAGTCCAAATGCTATTGTTTGTATCCCTAAAACTAACCAGAAATTTGCTTCCATTTGCTATTAAAATTACATAATTTTTTACAATGCGATATATACCGCTTTTACTACTTTTCCGTTGAATGAGCTGCCAATACTAATGACAAAATTTGGAGATGTGCCAGTTACAGTGTAGTTGTAATACCAAGTGCCATCTATGCCAACTGCCACGAGTTTAAAGGTTGCTGGGTTACGACCAGTGATTGTACCGCTTGCTACGGTGTAGCTATCTACGGTAGTAATCTCAGTCAGAGGACCAGTTCCTTGAAGAGTAAAATTATAGCTAGAGTTTTGCCCGATGCTAGAGCTAAGTGATAAGTCTTGTATAATGCAGTCAAATTCGTACACTTTGTAGTTTCCACTTGCATCAATCATGTCCAAATACCCTACAAAAGCCGCATCACTGCCTTCAATAAAATTATCGAAAAAAGTTATAGGGTGCAAATTTGATTGTACCATCTTTACTAGACCGCTTCCGCTAATTGAGAAGCTAGACCTATTAGGCAAATATTCCCTAAAAACTCCGTTTGTTCTCGGAGCTAACTCCAAAAAATCCCTACTAATACTTATTGTAGCATCTTTAGTACACGCAAAAGGATAGACATTACCACTTGCGTTTGTAAATGCTAAAACTAAACCTTGCGCCGTTACTACTTCTGCCATATTAATTTGTTAAATATCTATCTTTATAAGTATCAAAAGTTTGTGCAGTATTAGTTGTATAACTAAAAGTCATCTCACCTCCAGTCAAATCTAGTGCATAAATATTTGTATCAATCCATACAGATAAAATATCTCCAGTTTCCAAAGCCACACTATTTGTACTCAAGTCCACATTAAAATACTCTGGATTATTATTTATATAAATTGTCTGTGTATTTATAGAAGCCCCATTTAAATACAATTTTATATCTACACTTGCAGCTCCCGAACTACTTGTTATTGCTCCAGAAACATTACAAGCAATATTTACGGTTATATTATTTGTGCCATCGTATGTAATATTTGTTGAACCACCTAAACTAAAATCCGCCGCACTTACAATTGTCCATGGAACATATTGTTGAGAGCTATAAGAACCAGTAGTTACATCAGCCTCAAATGTCTTTGTAATATCTGTGCCTGGGTCTTTTTGGCTATCATAAACCTCAATAAGCGTTGCACTCCATGTAGCCGCCTCAAAATCTATTTCCCTCATATTCAAAACATAATAAATCTTATCTGGGTCATCATCTGGAAAAATAAACGTATTGATAAGACCAATTGGTTGAGTATTGCTACTCCATTTTAATCCATAACAATTAACATCAATCTTATTTCTATTATATCTATTATGCTCCCAATAAGGTATCAAGGCTTGCTGCAAAAATGGGTACCTTTCATCTGCATATCTATATCTAAACCATTCTGCGTTTGTAAATGTTATTTGATCTGACTCAAATAAGCTACCCTTAAAATTATAAGATACGTTGTCCTCTAAATATGTATAATTCTCAGAAGTGTTTCTAAGAGTCCCAGACTTTTCGTACTTAACCTCATGGCCAGTAAGATTTGATCTTCTTTCATCTACGTTAAATACTGGGATTGTCTCAAGAGAAAAATTCTTTATTTCTAATTGATTGTCAACATACCCATCTCGTAAAAATCCCCAAAATTGCACTTTAAATTTACCAGCATAAGGCATTGGCTCAGATGTTACCGAAATTGTCTGCCAATCTGTTGCGTAAATATCTTTTGCTGGGTCAACTACCATTCTTATTTGAGCAGTTGGATATGTTTTAGTAACATCATTTAAAACCCACTTACCTTCCTTATCTAACCAATAATTACCAAATGCAGTTTCTAAATATAAAGATGCTATCAAAATATCTTTATCATTTAAGCTAATTACACCTTGGCTTACGTAAGCTGGTGTTGCATAAGTCGATAAATCAAAATCTTTATATTTAACTTCAAATGTTAATTTGATAGTATCAAGTGTTCTTATGTATGTATATTCAGATTGAATGAAAGAAAACTCGTTATCTCTTAATCTAAAATAAGCATATCTTTCGCTGAGTATTGTATCTACATAAACCTCAGATATATTCCTGGTACCAGTGTTAACTGTTTGAGATAACCAGGTTCCGTAATAAAAACTCCAGTTATCTAAAGCATATAATTTAAGAGAAGCATTAGAGCTTATAAGTGCGCCCCTTGTAAAAGAAGAGTTTTGCACTACTTCTGGAAACATTTCATATTGCTTAATAACACTATCAAACTTTGTGCGTCTGTTAATGTATCTAAGCATCTCTGGAGCAATTTGCTGCATATTTTGTCCAACCCCTACACTTGCATCATACCTTCTATTTATAGTAGCTCTTGTGCCTCCTAATATATTTCTAAATCCTCTTAAATCTTCATTTGTCGGAATGTATAAATCCTCAAGTCTGAGAAAATACCATTCTCCTTTATACTGAAACATGGTCTGACCAAATGATTGATTGATCTTGGTCAAAACTTCTAATTTGCTATCATATTGTTTAGGCTCTTGCATAAAGGTCCTAGCATCTAAATAGCATTGATCCAAACACATATCTGTGTTGGTGTCATCCATTGATGTATGATATAAAGAGTTGTAAACTCTTGACTCTACTAAATCTTGTGGTGTTTCTTGAACACAAAACTCTAGGGCTTCCCATGGAGTTATTTTACCCACAACCTCTGCTCCATCATCACTAAATTCCTTTTCTGATAATTGACCAATGCCTTCGGTTGCGGTTAATGTCAATATATGATTGGTTGCAATCCAACTTTCTTGGAAATTATCTTGTAAAATATACCCATACCAATACGGGCTAAATGACCCAAATGAAAATATGACCAATATGTCATCATCATTATCGGTCATAAAATTTTCCATTGTAACAGATGAATCACTTGCTATTATATTTATAATAGCTTGTTGTGGCCTATAAGGCTTGAACATATTTTCATTTGTGTTGTATTCTGATAATACAAATGGCCTAGATGCTGGAGTTAAATATGTTGAAGAACCAGTATAGCCTTCGTACATAAATTGAACAGTACAAGTATCACCTTGTCTATTTTTAAACTCAATCCTATATTTTTCGCTTTTAGCCAATTCTATTAATATTTGCGTTAGTTCTATTTAATACCCCTACTAAATCTGCGCCTCTTTGTACGAAAACAACCTCACCAGATAATCCATTACCCCCTTGTAAACCATTTAAACTTCCTCCGCTACCTATAATTGGTAGTGTAAGTAAGCCTCTATTTCTTCTTCTACTTTGTATAATCTCTGTTGCTCCTTGAACTCCAGCACCAGAACCAGGGACTAATGCGTTTGCTATGGCAGTTATTGCAGCATTTATTGCTAACTGAATAGCTACTCTTTTTAAACTAGCTACTGCTATATCCGCAAATTCTTTCCATGAAATTTTAGCTTTTGACAAAACTTTGTCAAATAAATATTCTAAAGGTTCTGTTATTGCTTGTTGTACATAAGGCCTTATTTCTTGGAATAATTGCCTATAATCTTTTTCAAATGTTTTTAATGCACCTTGAGATTCTTTTAGCCAAGGAAATACCTCATTAATATTTGGTACTTGACCTTTTTTAATAAATTCATTTGCATTTATATTAACTGCTAATTTTTTTGACAATTCAGAAGCTGCTTTTTCAGCCTCCTTCATGGCTTCAAAAAATTCTTTATTAATTTGTTTTGTAAAACCGAATAACTCAACACCTGCAAATTTTTTCTGATTTTGTTGAGCTTCTATTATAATACTCTCTTGTAATCTTCCTAATGCAGCTTTTAATTGAGTAGTTAATTCTGTTATTGGAGTTTTAATATCATAATCTTCAAAAACACTAGGAAAGTCTAATTTTATTTGATCAAGAATATCTTGTTTTTCTTGTAATAGTAAATTGTCTTTTTGTAATGCTTTTACAAATTCTTGACCCCTAGCAAACTTTTCTTCGTCTTTGTAATAACCAATTAATTTTTTATATTCCTCACTTAACTTAAATGTTTCTAAATATTCTCTATTTTTTTTAGCAGCTCCATCAGTTGCTTGTATATTAGAATTTAATGCTCTTGTAGCATTTTCTATTTCATCTACAAATGACTGATTTCTGTTATTTAAGTTAAATATAGATTCAGCTAATTGATCAACTGTTTTTTGTTCGGTTCCTAAATTACTTTTTAACCCAGTTGCTGCACCCCCTAGTTTAGCTGATGATGCAATAACTTTTTTATTTGCTTCATCTTGTTTTAATGCAGCATCTCTATTTTTTATTGCAGTTTTTAATAATCTTTCTTGTTCAAATACTTGCTTATCAACATCTGCAATTTCAGAAGCAAATGCTTGAACTTTAGCTTGTAATCTTAGGGTTTCTATGTATTTTTTTGTAGCTCTATCAATTTCTTCTACACTAGATTTGCCAGCTACTAGCTTATCATAGTAATCTTTATTTATTTCCTTTAATTGAAAAAGAGCGTTTTTTCTTTCTTTTTCAGTTGTTGATAAATCTGTTGCTGCTTTTGTTAATGCGGTTATAACTGCAATTTGACCACTAACTGAAGCATTTGCGTTATTAGTTACTTGTTCAACACTTAATTGTGTTTTTAAGAATTCTTGATATGCTTTATTTGCATTTTCTAATTCAGTTCTAAACTTGTTTTGTTTACCGAATAGCGCATCAATAGCATTTCCTAATCCGCCATATTTTTGAGCCAAAACAGTAACCGCAGAAGTTACAATTGAAAACCCAAGATATAATCCTGCTGGTCCTTTTAAAGATTGGCCTAATGAAACAAAAAAACCTTTTAAACCTTTACTTTCTGTTGATAATTTACCAAATCCTTGTATAATTCCAGGCAAGTTGTTTTGAACGCCTACAAATCCAAATGGTAAATCTTGAATTGCTAATGAAAGACCAGTTACCGCAGTTCTAGCTTCTTTAGATGTTGTTGCAACAGTATTTAATCCTTGTGATTTAATTTTAGTGATTTCATCACTAACAATTTTTATTTTTCTATTGAGTACATCAAGATCTGCAATAGCAGTTGTAGCAGCTCTTTGTTTTTCAAGACCTTTTAAATCAGATTTAAGTGTAGTTAAACTCTTTTTAAATTGAGTTATATCTAAACCTAACTCTGCATATAATTGTTCTGTATTCATTTACTCAATCTTTTGAACATCTCTCTATACTCTTCATCTGTTACTTCTGAACTTTTATCACCTGGTAATTCCCACAATGCTTCTGGGCTTTTTGGTGATGATTTTGGATCGCCTAATAATTTTACCATAGTGTACATTATCATTCTTGCAACCCTATAATCTGCCACCTTTGCTTCATTATAGCCTTTGGCCATTAATGAAAAATGCCTTGGACTCATTTCAAAAAAAACTTGTGGTAATAACCTCAATTCACCAAAAGCAAATGCTTCTATTTCTTCCCACGAGAGTTCTTTTTTTTTGTATCTTCTTGAGTTTGAGTTTGTTTGATATACTCATTTTGAGTCCATAATGAAATGGCGTTACTTATTTCAAGCATAGCATCTTTATTATTTAGGCTACTTTCAACCCAATCAACAAATTGCTCAAATGAATAAGATGGTTTCTCATTTTTTACATAGCAGTTATTTATATAACCTCCATACAAAATATGAGATATGCCTAATTCATTAAGATCATCATTCTCAAAGGCTATTCCAGAAACAATTTTATCAGTTAAATATCTTAATGAAGCCATGCCAAATTTAAGGCCAATGGTTACACCATTAATAGTAATAGTAGTATAGTTCATAATTAGTTTTAAGCAATGATATCAATCTCACCATTTGATGAAATAGTACCAGAAAAGTTGATGAATTCAGTAGTTGATTGGTTAAGAGTCAAAGATGTGATATAACCATCAAATTTGTGATAGTAAGAAGCACCAGCACTTGAACCAGTTACAACTGGGTTTTGTACTCTTACAACAATTTGAGTTCCTGCGTTAAAAGCAGTCAATAATGCCGAATAGCTAACTTGCTCAGAAGTTGGAGCAGTTTCGCAAATTGCATCAAAATCTACGGTCATGTTTGGTTTACCAATTGAGGTAAATGTTCCGCAGTTTGTTTGCTCAACAGTAGAATCAAGAGTACCGTTTACGCTTGATGTACGCAAACAAATAAGTGATTCCCAATTAGAACCGTTGTCTAAGCTAATATCTACGCTTTGGGTAGAACCTTGAATTTTTGCCATTTTTGTTTATTTTTGATTTACTAAATTGTTTATTGTTATTATTTTACGAGCAACATAATTGTCCCCGTCTTGCAAAGGTAAATATACTGAATTTATTCGTGCCATAGGATATACTATAAAGTCAGAATCGCTAAACCCATCTACATGAGTATCAGGTATTAATAAGTTTAAAATCTGACCAGCAATATTATCAACTACTGATAAATCGTTAATTCTATATTGCTCACTAAAAATGTCTATATCTACCGTTACTATATTATCAAATGAATCGTTTGTATTATTTGCTATCTCGCTAATTCCAGATATAACTACATAATTCTGTGGAGTAGTTCTAAATGGAGTTTGCCCATAAACTGGTACATCTTTACCATTATATGATAAAAATCCATTTAATTTGGCAACATATATTGATCTTACACTATTTGAACAATCTTTCATTATTTTTTCAATATTTGCCTTATTCTATTAAACATTATTGGTAAAACAGTATTAACCGCTGGATAAAAAAATGGTTTTTGTTTTGTTTTTCCTCTACCATTTTTATAATACCTATCTGCTATATTTCTCCAATATTCTTCTAATCCTTTTACATATTTAAGAGCATATTTGCCAGTACCAAATTCTACATAAGCTGCATATCTGGTTCTAGCTACTAAAGCATAACTTAATGGCCTATCTTTAATATATCCAATTGATGATCTCAATCTACCACCATTTTTTAAAGCTACTGGAGCTTTTTGTTTTGCCACTGTTACCATTTCTTGCATAGAGGCTTCCATCTCAATATCAATCTCTTTTAGCTTATTATCAAGTTTTTTCTCTAAGTTTTTTATATACTTATTGAATAAAGTAGGATTTATATACAAAACATCTTTTGCCATTAAATAACTACCTTTTTATATTGATGATAATTTAAGCCATCCCAGTTAGGATATTGGCTTATAAGTGCTTGAGGATCAGCGTTCATCTTCTTACCTCTGTTCTCATACTGCCAAG